AGGGGGTTTTTTACGGGGTTGGCCGGGAGTGGGTTTGAGGAGCTGCCTGACCTCGTTGCTTACCCTGCTTCCGGGGCGAGGCTTTTGCCTGTTTGTCGCAACCCTCGCATGCAGCTTGTCAATCCGTGTTCTCCTGAGGGTGATAACAACGCGCCTTTTCTCGTGGCGTCCGGAGCTCAATTTGTTGGGGCCGCTGATCCGCATCCCAACACTTCAAATGTGGCTTGCACACTCCTTGGAGCTATCCACCGTGTGATGCGGAGGCCGCCTGAGTACAGCCCTATGACGTGTGGCCATTGTTCTGATGGCTGCCTAGAGGGAGGTCGTGAGTGCTTTCGTAGGTACGTTAAGCGCCGGATTAGTCAGGATTTTAGAGATTTAAGCAAGGGCAAGATGTCATTCTGGGCTTGGCTGGCGAGCACCCGGAACTACACAGAACGCCAGAAGCTCATATTGGCAGATCTGTATTGCCATGAAGCTCACCGTGCTGATTGGTTGGCCGGTATTGAGTTGGATAAGCTGACATTTTGGGAAGTTGCTCGTCTCTTTGTGAGCAACCTGGAGGCCTTCATTGAGATCCAGGAGGAGTCCCGTCGCGATCGTCTTCGTGCCAAACACCTCAAAGTTCTGTCCTTTGTGAAGGCAGAGCAATACCCGGAGTACAAACACTCCAGGTGTATCAATGGTCGGGCCGACTATGCGAAAGTTCTGTTCGCACGGTTTGTCCGTGCCGTTGAAAAAATTGTATATACTCATCATCACTACATCAAGAATATTCCGGTTAGTCAACGTCCAGCGTTTATCAAGACCATGATGTCCTCATATTCTCGTTTCTTTGAGGGCGACTATAGTTCTTATGAGTCGGTATTTGTCATACCCCTCGTAGAAGACACCGAGTTGCAGCTCTATGCCCATTTTCTCGGCGGAAAAGATGCTAGTGACCTTTGTAAGAGCTTTTATTCGGTCAATACTTGCTCTTTTGTACATTTTGTTTTGACCATAATTGCCCGGCGCATGTCTGGCGATTCAAATACGTCTCTGGGAAACGGGTTCGTCAATGATATGATCTTGGGTTACCTCTACTATGTACGAACAGGTAGACAATTAGAGAACCTAGTTGAAGGAGATGATTCCCTTGCTGGTCTCTTTGTGGGCGAGGAAGACGCATTCACAGTCGAGAATTTTGCTAGGTTTGGGTGTACGATGAAGATTACATTCCGTGATCTCATCGAGGAGACCGCGTTCTGCGGCCAGGTGTTTCACCCAGACATTGGTGATGTGTTGGCTGACCCGTTGCGTTATCTCAAAAGATTCGGGTGGCTAGATAGGAAATACTTCCGCTCTCGTGAGAAGAAAAAGAAAGCACTGTTGAGGGCCGTTGGGTTCTCCATTGCTTATCAATTTCCTCGCTGCCCAATCTTAAGAGAATTGGCCCTGTGGCTGTTACGCGCCACTAGGGGGTTCCTGCCCGATTTCTCTTCCGTTGGACCCAAACTGGAGAGTAAGTATGGCGGGGACCATGTTCCTAAGACGTATAAAGCACTCTTGTCTCACCTTGGAGGAGAAGTGCACCCTAAGTCTCGGCAGCTCGTTGCTGAGCGCTTTGGGCTCGAGGTTGGAGTCCAGTTGAGGGTGGAAGCTGTTCTGCGCTCGATGGATATCATTCGGCCTCTGCACCTCCCTGAGCTGATTCGTAGTTGCCACCCCGACACAGTTGATTACTATAAACGGCATGCCATCTATGGTTATGATATGCAGACTATTAAGCATATCAGCCCTCCGCCTAGGTGGGATTTCTATGCAGTATTGGCTACGCTGGACAAACGGTTGCAACATTATACGAGTTACGTCACTGAAGGCAAATGCACCTGCGGTGATGAGTGCGCCTTGGAACACGACTTGTTTGTCGGGCTCCGGGGTAAATTGGGCATCAAGGGGCGGGACAGTTTCTGCCCTCCAGGTGTCCCGTGCTAAGGCACAGCATTGGGAACCAGCGCTTGCAAGTGGGCTGGTGGTTTGTAGAGTGGCAG